AATTTACTGAAAGGTAAACCTGGATAGGTTACTAAGAATAGTGCCCTTCTCATTCCATTACCCATCTTACTGTAAACGGTATCGATTCTGGATAAGGCTTTATACCCATGACCTAAGAATGAAAGTAGCTCCGAAACACGAATGTTTCTAAAACCACTAATCCTTAAGAACATTTGTAAAAGTGCTCTTATATCCCATTTCGCTACACTCATTTCTTTGAATGAAAGGCCTGATACATCTTGGTATTTGAAATAAAAGCGTTTTGCAAATTCAAACGAACCATTATTAGATATTACGGATTTCGAGAGGTTAATCCCTACTCCCCATTCACTACATAATGCTAAGTATGCTTGTGCTACGCTGTCATCAGCAATTACCAGATCATCACCAAGTACTCGATAACCTTCAAAACCAATCATACCTACCCTACGGGCTGCTATTGCCACCATACAATGGTGAGTAACAGCAAGCATTGCCCAAGAAGACAATGCACCCATAGGTTGGCCAACGGCATAACGCACGGAGGTCACAAAAGATTGTTTTTGGTCTTTCCAGTTGAACATAGTACAACGAACGTTGTCAGGCAGATTTGTTGGATCAAATCCTAAACGTCGAGCTAATCCAGCCGATGGATCCCAAGAACATGAGGGCAAATCATACCATCTATCAACTAACAATGCTTTCCAGGCATCACCTAAACCATGCATCCAAAAGGCATGAGTCATAATGACACTTTGTACCGACACTGGTATTTTATCAGTTGCTGCAGTCAAATCAAAAGAATAGATGTTGGTTATTTTTCTATCGTAAAGATATTGAGCAAAAGACTTAACACTTGCACTTTGATCAAAAGTAGCATCCGTATTTAAAGTTTGAAGAAAACCGAATAGGGAGTCATGAAATGGTTTCATAAGCCATTGTGTAAAGCAATCTACCATCGCAAACACTCGAATTTTACCAGCAGGTTCAACTTTGAAACCCAATTTCCCTAAAGAAATTGAGTCGACAAGCCAAGATCCTACAAGAGTAACTTTCTTGTAATTTGCTTCATACGCGCAAAGCGTAAACGGTAGCTTAAAGCTTCCACGACAAAATAAAACAAAGTCCATAAACTGAACCACAGGTCCGGTCAACTTAGCTGTTTTAGCTATTAATAAATACGCACGAAGTAATTCTGGGTGTTGAGCCCATGCATACGCTGCTTTAATCATCGCACTTATAGAAGTTGAGTAAGAAGAAGGTAATATTACTTTATCTCCATCCCGAATAACTTTTGTAGAAGTGGGCGACGATGATGAAATCCAAAAAGGGATAAGAACTCCCGAAGGCGATCTTACTTTATCTTTAATTCTTAAATCATGTACGGCCCATTTAACTTCATCGAAGTTAATCACGGCTTCAACAGGCGTAACTATTGTTTTAATAGAAAGAGGCCCAGTGAAGTCTAAAACCCGATAAACGGATAATAGAGTTAACCATAATCTAATATAGAATACGTTCCCTTGTCTAATATGCGATCGGTGAATTGCCGGAATGAATCTCGGTAATCCACGTCTCGTTCTTGAAACAGCGAGTCCCATTTCTTGTGAAGATTTATGTTTCTTCCCTGAGATAGATTGCATCAACAAAGACGTTGCCGCCTTAAGATACTTTGCAGTAAATGCAGAACCATTCTGCTTATTTAAAACATACAGAAAACGAACATAGGAAACAATAACTTTAACCAAAGAGTTTGTGATAGAGCCTCGCACTAATAATACCATATTTAACATATGATTTACTAGTGGCCGCCCCGCTTTTACACGAAGCATACCAACAAAAGAAGGTACTAAACGCTTCAAAATCGCTCTAGAATAGTTGTTAAATGTATTAATTAATTTAATCATTGCAATTATTAAAAAGGTTAAGAAGGAAAATACACTAATTTTGCCTTCAGTTTCCAATTAAGTTAGACCTTAACCGGGCTGCAGGTAGGTTACATAACCGAGGTATTAGTTACCTTAGGATAAATTGTCATTTGAAGACAAGTTTATATAGTACCCGTTACTAGTATAGACCGTAATCTACCGTTCACACTATACAGAGACCGCTCCACTAACAATCAACCTTTACTACGCAACTCCCTTCGAAAGAAGATCACAGTTAAATAGTAATGTATTAGGCGTTTTGGATGAAAATCCATCAAGAAGCTTGACGAATGTCACCTATTCACTTTGAATAGAGTTAGGTTTTCA